ACGTAGCTGCTGGTGGTACTGGTGTAGCTTCACTATCCACAGGTGCGGTATTGGTGGGTAATGGTACGTCTGCTGTATCGTCAGTAGCTCCTAGCTCTAGCGGTCATGTATTAACTTCTAACGGTAGCTCTTGGTCATCGTCTGCGTTGCCTACAGCCTCATCGACTGTTTCTGGCATTGTTAATACTGGTAGCCAAAATTTTGCAGGAACTAAGACATTTGATACTGCTCCGCTATCTGTTGGCGGTTATAACTTTACGTCAACTAGCTCGTTGTACTGGACAGGTGCTGAGGCTCAGATTCGTATCGCTGGCAATATGCGGCTGTTTGTGGGTGCGACATCGGCTGGTTTCGACCTGTCAGACGTTCAAAAAGTCGGTGGTGGATCGTTTAACAGCTACTCAGATTCTCGTTACAAACAAGACATCACAGCCTACAATAAGGGTCTGACCGAGTTAAAGCAGGTTAATCCTAAGAACTATCGCTTTACCGCTGAATTTATGAAGTCTGGTAGCCCATCACAGCAGTTTGTAGGGGTTATTGCTCAGGAGTTGGAAGGTACTGCTTTTGCTAATTGTGTAAAAACTGACAACAATGGATTTAAGATTGTAGATACTTCAGAACTCACGTTTGCTCTGATTAATGCGGTAAAAGAGATGAGCCAGCGTATCGAACAACTTGAGGCTAGAAATGGTTGACATAGGTAAGGCATCTACTGCGGCGACTTACGGCGGTTCTGCGACTGCCGTTTTTTTTGGTCTTACGGCTAACGAATTCGCTGCGTTAGGTGGTCTAGCAATCGGTGTTATCGGCTTGCTCATTGGTACTTGGTTTAAGCACCAGCATTTAAAGATTGCTAAGAAGAATCAGAAGCCTGATCCAGAGGAATAAATCGATCCGCTAACGCTACTTGCTGCTGCTAATGCTACGGTTGCGGCTGTAAAAAAAGGCTGTCAACTTTACAAAGAGATCAAGGGTGCGGCAGGTGATGTTAAGGATGTGCTGGATGATCTGAAGGCACAGTATCAGAAGATTGTTGACCCAACCCCGGTACAGAAACAACAGTACCACGCTGAAGTGCAGCGGGTGCAGGAGATAGCGAAATCCGACCCGAACGATGTGTTTACGGACATCGGCAACCAGCTAGGCGCATTGATGGATGCTTATGACGCTATCAGCAAGTTGTTCTTGAAGGAGCAGTTGGAGGCTAAGCAGGTCTACAGAGGTGAAGAAAGTATCGGCAGACGGGCATTAAAGCGCATCCTGATTACGTCTAGGCTTGATGCAATGTTAGCCGAGATAAGAGAAACCATGGTGTACCGCAGCCCGCCGGAATTATCTGGACTCTGGGGCAAGTTCGAAGAAATGTGGCAGCGTATCGTCAAAGAGCAAGATGAAGCTCATGCGGAAGAACTTAGGCTAGCTCAGATAGCATCATGGCGACGCAAAAAAAGAATAGCGGAAATCAGGTCAAAAGTGGCATGGGTTTCGGCAGTGGTGTTCGTAGTTATATGGGCGGTGGGTCTAATGTGGCTGACGACAAGAAGCGCGATGATGAAAACATCCCTTGGACTTTATTGATTACTGTCATGGCGGTGTTATTAACTTTCTTTATCGTAATGCCTATTCTGGCTTTCATGTACTACGATATGTACTATGCTCATCAAGCCGCTATCATCGAGATTAGGAAGATGAAAGAGTTAAGGCGAGAGATACTGATAGAGAGGATGTATCGTGATTGACCGCAATGCTTTCAGGAAATTTATTCCTCACTCTAAGTACCCGAATCAATGGTATGACGCTCTGTTTAGCCAGCAGACCGAACTCGGTGGTAAGTCGCTCCTAGAAGAATACGAAATAACTACTCCAAACCGTATAGCGGCTTTTCTAGCCCAATGTCATCACGAATCAGGTGGGTTCGTATGGCTAACGGAAAACCTGAACTACTCTGCTTCAGGACTCCTTAAAGTATTCCCTAAGTATTTCTCTACAGACGCTCAAGCTAAGGCTTACGCTAAACAGCCGGATAAGATTGCCAATCATGTTTACGCTAACCGCATGGGTAACGGTGACGAGGCTAGCGGAGATGGGGCTAGATACAAAGGTAGAGGACTGATCCAACTAACTGGCAAGGATAACTATTTTTGGTTTGCTGCTAGCCTAGAGATGACTCCTGAACAAGCCTCAGAGTACACACAAACGTTTGAAGGTGCTGCTCAATCTGCTTGCTGGTTCTGGGAGACTAACAAGCTCAATCGATTCGCTGATGCCACAGACTTACGAGGCATGACTAAGGTCATTAACGGTGGTTACAAGGGTATGGAAGATAGAGAGGCTCAGTATGCGCGTGCTTTGGCTGTTGTTCATTCTTAGTCTCGTAGGCTGTGAGGATAGGTTCCGTTATCCTTGCCAAGATAATAAGAACTGGAATAAACCTGAGTGCCAGCGTCCTACTTGTGCTGTAACGGGAACCTGTCCAGATCAATTAGTACCTGCTGCGGACTTTAAGCCGGAGGAAAAATGAAGTGGAGTCCTGACCAGATTGATTCAGTCATTAAGCTAGTCATTGGCACTACCTTTTGTATGGTGCTTTTGATGATGTCTAGCCTAGCGATGTATTCGGTTGTTTTCGTCACTCAGCCGATGAACGCTATAGCACCAGCAGATAAGCAGTTCTTTTTGTTGCTTTCCGATATGTCAAAGTACATCCTCGGTGCATTAGCGACATTACTTGCCATTAAAGGTAAGGATGGGGTTGCTAAGTTGATCGATCCACCACCCGGAGTATCTAAGGCGAGTGACTGGACTGATCCACCTAAAGCACCACCACCATCACCCGTACAAGCTCCTGTTCGTATGGAGCCAACGATTGCACCAATAGCCTCAGCAGGTTATAACGGTAAAGCAGCACCCGAACAACCACCACACCCGGAGATCACATGATTGCGATACGAATGGTTGGAACTTTCGTTCTTAGTCTTTTACTTGTGTTTAACATTCACGCTGGCGAGACAAAGAAGGTCTGTCACGCTGAGAAAAGACAGGGTAAAGAGGTACAGGTCTGTCGTGAGGTCAAGATTCACAAGAAACTTGATGGCACAAAAGTACCGCCGAAATGAACCCTTACGTCATCATTGGCGTTGTAGCAGCCATAGGCGTTGCAGGAGCCGGAGGTCTGTATCAAGGACACCAGCTAGGCAAGGCTGAGGTACAACAGGCTTGGGATAAAGAGAAAGCCGAGCAATATGCCCAATACGCTAAGGCTCAGGAAGAAGCTAGGGCAAAGGAGCAGGAGTTACAGGCTAACGCTGACCAGTTAAGGAAAGAGAAAGATGCGGAAATCAGGAATATTACTGCTCGGGCTAATGCTCTCTCTAACAGCTTGCAGCAGCGTCAAACCCGCCCCACCGAAACAAGTTCCTTGCCCAGTTCCTCCGGCACTAGACCAACATCCTGTAGCGGAAAAGAGCTTTACCGAGAGGATGGAGAGTTTCTTGTCAGGGTCGCTAGAGAAGCCGACGAACTCAGGTCAGCCCTCAAGCAGTGTTACACCCAATACGAAGCCCTAAGAAAGTGACTTCTGAGCCTCTGTAGCGATCTCTGAGGCTGTTTTTATCATCTGGTCATAGGTCTGACCACTACCCCTAGCAATTAAGCCTGCTAGAGCCGCTGCAAAGAAGATACGCCAATCGTCGTTAACGGGGCTTTCTTTTGGCTCTTGCCACTTAGGATCGTCAGGATTCTTTCTAGGTCTGCCCATTTCGTTCCCTTAGTTGTCTTGCAATTCTGTTAATGTGGTTTACTGGAGTCGGCTTCCCGGATAGGTTCCGGTAGATGCTCGGAGATTTCTTCTCGATACAGGATTTGCATATCCAGCGGTTAGTGCGGTTACCTCGCCTAAATACCCCACCGTCTTCATCTCTAATGGCTTGGCAACTGGTGCAAAATTTAGTCATAGTCTGCGCTGGCAAGTAAATGCTTGGATGTCTACGCGAAATGCCCCTGCGAACTTGCAGTCAGAAGCAATCCGAGATTCTGTCTGTATACCGCCGACATACCATCCGATCACGCAGAGCAGGATAGCGACGATACTCTTAGCCCACCAGCCATTGACCATATCGATAGCTTTAGCAATGTCATTTGTCATCTTTAACAAATACTCCTTCCTTGTTCAGAAAACCTTTGCGATCCTTAATCTGCTCGTAAGCTGACTGAAAACAGTGTTTTAGATCGACATCCTCAATAGCAGCAACCATAGTGAGGCATACAAGAACGTCTCCAAGTCCGTCAATAATTGATTCACGATCTCGTTTGGTAATCGCATCTGCTAATTCCCCCATCTCAGAGAAAGCCTTGAGAAGCTGCGTCTTAGCGTCTGAGTTCTGGATGATTCCTCTTGCTTCACCCCAACGTACTACTAACAATTCGGTTGCTTCATAGCTCATAGGAAACTTTCAATTTCTTCAATAGGCATAGCAAAGGTCTTGTGAATGGCAATCATCATGCTAGCCGATACGCCATATCGCTCGTTACGAATCTTGCTAATAGTCGGGGTTGATACGCCTAGCGTTAGGGCTAATTGGCGGTCATTCTTGATGTTGTAAGTCTTAAGTAAATAGTCCAGCAATTCCATGTTTTCTCCTGAGTTAATGCCCGTCTTTCCGGGCTGTCAACATACTCACACAGAGGGGAGAAACCTACCTGATAGGAGACTGTGCGTATGCTGCGTAGGTTATGTGCGCCACCTATCGCTAGGCTTAAGGGTGAGGTACTCGCTACACCAGTTCTATCCTTGACGATTTGTTAATCGAAAAGCTGGCATCTGCTTTCCCTCATAATCAAAAGCAACTTGTATTGCAGTTGCCACCATAACAGCAGGTTGTACAGGTCACATATCGACCATCGTAGTAATAGCTATGTGTTGAGCAGCTAGCCCAAACGAGAGGGGCTGTGAGAGCTAACCAGAGTGCGAATAAGTATTTCATAGTTTCTCCTCAGAATGGCGCATCATTTAAATCATCGTCTTGAAACTCTACTTTCTTTGCTGGCTTCTTGGTCTCTTTAGGCTTAACTGCTAGAGAAAAGAACTTACCTGCTTTGCCTTCTTTAAGCCATCCAGATAACCAGTAGTCTTTACCGTCAATATTGATCGTTCCTGAATAATCAGGGTGTCTATCCTCAGTCTTATTCGAGTTACGTCCTAATGTGCCTCGGTTTGTATTATCGTATTCCATGATTATCCCTTAGTAAATTTCTTAATTGCTGATCGTTGCTTGCTATCCAACTGGCTCCAGAGTGCAGTTTTCCAGTCCGCATCTAGCTCCAGAGAATTGATGTACTCCACAGCCTCGCCTACCTGTTCTTTGTGAATCAGCATAATTACGTCGGCTGCATAGCTACGAATCTCGTCCTGAGATTCTGAGTCTAGTTCGTCAAATACCGACTTAGTGACAGGCTTTGAGGACTTAGGTTCTTCTGATCCGGTAGTCGCATCTAGTGAGTCATGCTCACAGATAGCCATAGCCATTACCATTAGATAACGAGTAATGAAGGTAATTGATGCGCCTAGATTCTGGACTTCATGGCATCCCTTTAATTGAGCAGAAGCCATAGGGCAGGTGAACTTAGCGCATCCACCATCAACCGTATCAATGACCCGCATTGTCGCTAGATCGCTGGTGAACTCTAACGTATGGCAAAGACCTAGTTCAGCGAATATCGAGTTGACGGTAGGCAGGAAGTCTGTCAATTCAAAGTAGCGATACCCTGCAAACTTGTTATGCCCTGACTTCTTGAGTTCTATATTCTGGAGCTTTACTCTGGCTTTCTGTAACTTCTCATACACAAGCCATTGCTGCTGTTCTTCTTGCTCCTGTTGACGGTTATCCATTATTTATCCTTTAGCGAATTTTTTATTGAAGATGATATTGTTAGGTTGTGCTTTCTCATTAGCTTGTATCTTTGCAGCCTCCTTTTGCTCTTTGCGAATACGGTCAAAAGTCTTACGAATGTTTGTTTTGCCAGACGAGACATATTTGAATGATGGGTCTAGGATTGATGTCATACGCTATCCAATAACAAAGCCAGTAGAAACATTAGAAAGATGACTTTACCAGAATGACGGTCGATGAAGTCGGCTAGCTTATCGTCTGTCCTGAATAGTTTGTTCATGCTTCTTTCCCCTTAAAGTAGTTTTCTGCTTCCCGGTCTTTGTGTTCCTGATACAGCCTGTCTTGATGTTCGAAATGACGATCCTCGTCAGTCTCATCGTATTCAGGCAAGTTCTTAGACTTCACAGTACGGTTAATCATATTGATAATGAACCGTTGCATACTGTCTCTCAATTGGATAGGATTTTGATGATGCTGCGACCAAACCCATAACATCTGTGAAAACTCCTCGCCAATATCTGCGGCTGTCATGTGGCAAAGCACATCATCTGGATGACCGTCTAACAGTTCGTAAAGTAAAAACTGCTCGAATTCCTGTGCGTTCATATTTATCCTCTAGTAAGTTACCGCCCCGAAATAATGCCATAACTTAACAGATAGGTGCAAAAACATTTCTATAGATAAATCAAATCCTATAGGAACATTCTATTACCAAACAACAACACTATGAGACAATGAAATACGAGAAAGCATTAAAAAGATTGCAAGAAACGCAACCTAAGCTAGAGAAGTACCCTGAACCTAGAAAGACAACTCCTAGAGGGCAACCAGTTGAAAGAAGAACCTTCAAAACTCTCAGTTCCAACGTTAAGCGACAAAACTGGAACGATTAAGAAATACAACCATGGGCTGAGATATTGCGCTGGCTGCAAGAAGTCCAGATCGTCAATGCAGTTCAAGGAACACAATGTTTGTAAGATTTGTCAGTTGAGAAACATTACGGTATAGTTCAGAGGGAATGGCTAGGGTAGCTCCCGAAAAGACGCTTCATCACCGTCCTGCCTTGTCCCACCACAGTGATGACCTTTTGATGGAAGGTTAGATATGTCTATTCGAGTCAAGAACTGGTCTCAGTTCCAGCATTTCAAAGATCGTAAGCCCATCTGGATCAAGCTCTATCGTGAGCTTTTAGACGATATTCAATGGCACGAACTTGATGCCAAATCCTCCAAAGTCCTAGTCATGCTCTGGCTTTTAGCGTCAGAGGATCATGGCAATTTACCCGACATTAAGACCATCTCTTTTAGGCTAAGAATGTCTGAAAGTGACGTAAATGCTTGTATATCAAAGCTTTCTCACTATTTGGATCATGATGCTAGCAACGTGATATCAAGCGGATATCAAGATGATCTCCTAGAGAAGAGAAGAGAAGAGACAGATAAGAAGAAAAAAATCGTTAGCGAAAAACCTGAAAATGTTTCTGAAAATGTATGGCATGACTTTATTGCCCTACGGAACGTTAAGAAAGCTCCAGTAACGGTTACGGTGCTTGATGGTATTGCTAAAGAAGCAAGCAAATTAGGGTGGTCGTTAGAACGTGCAATGGAAGAAATGTGTGTCCAAGGTTGGCAGGGCTTTAAGGCTAATTGGGTTAAGAACACAGTTGCTAACGAAAACTTTATGGGGAGAAAGGTTCTATGAGAGACCCATTTCTAATTGATGAGCCTACGGTCATAAGTTTCTCAGGCGGTAGAACGTCTGCTTACCTATTGTGGCGGGTTTTACAGTCCAATAAGGGGCTTCCTGACGAGGCTATCGTATGTTTTGCCAATACCGGGAAAGAGGAAGAAGCGACCTTACGATTTGTGGATCAGTGCAGCAAAGAGTGGGGTGTGGAAATTCATTGGCTGGAATATCAGTATCACGCAGAAACTTCTAAGAGGTTTAGGCGAGTGACTTTTGAAACGGCTTCTAGGAATGGCGAACCGTTTTTTCAGTTGATTGACCAAAATGGAAGTCCATACCTTCCTAACCCTGTTGCTCGAATTTGTACGGCTAAATTAAAAATTGGTGTAATTCACCAATACATGAAGTCTCTCGGAATAGAGCATAAGGAAAACTCGGATTGGGTTGGAATCAGGGCTGATGAGCCGAGACGGGCTGCAAAGATGGACATAAGCCGCTTACCGTTGGTATCTGCTGGTGTTACTAAGAAAACAATATTTGATTTTTGGTCAAGTCAATCGTTTGATTTAGGTTTGCCAAACATGAATGGCGTAACCATGCACGGGAACTGTGATTTATGTTTCCTAAAGCCAGCGCATCAAATTTTGAGTTTAGTAAAAGAAAAGCCTGAACGAGCTATCTGGTGGATGGAAATGGAAAAACACGCTCAATCAAGCAATAAAAAGTTTGGTGATGGAGCGAGGTTTCGAAAGGATCGCCCAAGTTATGCGGAAATGTATAAATTTGCTAACGAACAAATAGATATGTTTGGAATGGATGAAGAAGCTATTTCCTGTTTTTGTGGAGACTAAGATGATTGGAGACTTGCTAAACAAACTCGAAAAGGTGCGCGGTTCTAAAGGTCGCTGGACTGCTTGTTGTCCTGCTCATGGTGACAAATCACCAAGCCTTGCCATAACGGAAACAGATGACGGTCGAATCCTGCTCAAGTGTTTTGCCGGATGTTCAGCGCATCAAGTCGTTGAAGCCGTAGGAATGGACTTGACAGACCTATTTCCTAACGACAACAATTTAGACCGATTAAAGGCAAACCATATCAACAAACCAGTAAGGAGACCGTTTTACGCAACAGACCTGCTGAAAATAATCCAATTTGAGGCACTTATTACGTCCATAGCGGCGTTTGATGTTAGCGAGGGTAGGGAAGTATCAGCCGAGGACAGAAAACGCCTTAAAACGGCTGTATCCAGAATCAACGAAGCAGTAAGTTACATTAACTAGGGGAAACAATGACGATTGAATTAGCGCGAGAGGAAGCCGAGGAACTACTAAAGATTCTAAAGCTTATGTACACAAACCATGCCCTAACGAAAGCCATTGCTGATCGATTAGCCGGAGAGCCGCTGATTGAGTTTCCGAAAGAGCCTGAGCCAGTAGAGCCGGTTGATTCTGGATGGAAAGAGCTTTCTACCGCAGAGATTAAGGCTATCTGGAACCTAACGAAAAAACCTAGCGAGTTCTCTACGATGCTCTTGGCAAAGGTTAAGGAAAAGAACTATGTCTGACATGGTGAACAATCCTCCGCACTACAAGACAGGCGGTATCGAGACTATTGACTACATCGAAGCAAAACGGCTTGATTTTCATCTTGGTAACGCTGTGAAGTACATCAGCAGGGCAGAACACAAGGGTACATATACGCAAGACTTGCAGAAAGCTATATGGTATTTAAACCGAGCCATTGAAACCAAGGGGAAGAATGATGAGCATTGAAGCAAGGGCGATAGAGCTAGATGAGGCTAGGAAAGCCAGAATCCTGAAATCCGAGACTATTGACGTAGAGAAGTACCTTCATGCCAACGATGTGACGATTCGGGTAAGGAAGGCTAGGGATTGGCTGGAGTCGGTCAAAGAGTCCTACCTGTCGGAAACAGTAGAGCGAAAAGTTGTTATGCCTTGGACTAAGACGCATGATTCCTTTGCCTATCGTGAGGGCGAGGTTACTGTTTACGCTGGTTCTAACGGTGGGGGAAAATCTTTAATCACTGGTCAAATCGCGCTGCATTTGGTCAAGCAGGGTCAATCGGTTTGTATAGCGTCGTTCGAGATGAAGCCAGAAAGGACTCTACAACGGATGCTCCGACAGTTCTCCGGTGAATCGCTGGATGATCCGTTGACTCACGACAGGGCAGGATTCATCACGAAGATGGTTAACCGGATGGACAAGTTTCTAGGTAGTAATATGTACCTTTACGACCAGCAGGGAACTACGTCACCAGAGAAGGTGATAGCCATGACTCGGTATTGCGCCACAGAGCTAGGCGTTAAGCACATCATCATCGACAGCCTAATGAAGTGCGTCAAGAACGAGGATGACTTCAACGGGCAAAAGTCTTTTATCGACGAGCTAACAGCATTGGCGAGAGATCATAACGTTCACGTTCACCTAGTCCACCATATCCGCAAGCAGCAGACGGATGAGACGCAGCCGAACAAGAACGACCTGAAGGGTTCGGGGTCTATCTCGGATCAGGTGGATAACGTCTTTTTGGTGTGGCGCAACAAGAAGAAGGAAAACGCCAAGAACAGGGGTGAGCAGATAGACGAGACTCAGCCGGATACCTATCTAATGTGCGAGAAGCAAAGAAATGGGGATTCGCAAGAGTGGTACGGACTTTGGTACGACAGTCTTAGCCAGCAGTTTGTTGAAAGAATAGGGGCGAGAATTGACTTTGATAACCGAGGAAGTTTTAGAGCATAGGCACAGGTGCGAGGTGCGCCAAGTCTTAGCTTGGAGAGTAGAGGACAGGGGCAAGGCAATGGAATATCTCTCAAAGGTAAGGCAGAAGCGAGGCGATCAAGCTGCGGATAGATTAGAGAAAGATTGCCGGACTCAATGGGAACGTGGGAACCGAGGCGAGAAAGGGGATTGGCGTGGTCTATAAACGGAGAAATTTATGGTAAAGCCTCTTGAATCTTATGATTTATCAAAAAAATCACATAGATACTTAGCGAGAAAAGCTGGGTATGACGTACCAATTTTGCCAAACAATGTCCCGAAAAAAACTTTTTGGGAACAAGTTGAGAAGACTGATGGATGTTGGTTTTGGACTGGCAGAACTGATCGATGTGGTTATGGAATTTACAACATAAATAATTTTTGCCATAAAGCTCACCGTTATGCCTATGAACAAATCTCAAAAGAAAAAATTGGTAAAAAAATAGCAATGCACACTTGTGACACTCCAAAATGTGTAAACCCAAATCATATTGTGTTGGGTAGTCATCAAGACAATCAGAAAGATAAGTTTCAAAAAAATAAACAAGCTAAAGGACAAAAAATCCATACGGCTAAATTAACTGATAACGATATTCTTCAATTAAGACAAAGATATAAAAACGAAAAAATTACATATTTGCAATTAGCTAAAGAGTTTGGCGTGTGTAAAGATACGATTCAAAAAGCCATTCGAGGCATCTATTGGAAACACTTATAAGAAAGAAACATCTATGGTTTACAAGCGCGTAGATTCAACTCAAGTGCAAATTGTGAAGGAACTCCGTCGGCTTGGAATGGAAGTTGAGCATTTGCACATGGTTGGGAAAGGATGCCCTGATATTTTGGTAGGTTTTAAGGGGAAAAATGTATTGTTAGAAATTAAAAAGGATGAAAAATCTAAATTAACTCCAGATCAAGTTTTATGGCACAGAAGCTGGAAGGGGCAAGTGGCTGTTGTCACTAATGTAATCGATGCAGTCAAAGTTATAAAAGAAGTTTGCCGGGAATAGTGTTTACCTATAGCAATGTGTTTACCGATAGAAATAAATGTGTTGACGCTCCGAAACAGTTTTGGGAAGATACGTCCATACCGCAGCACACAGCGGGATGACTGAGGGGAACAAAATGGGAATCGTAAAAGCCAGCATTTTTCAAGAGACCAACGGCTACGGAAAAACTTTCTTTATCGGTGAGTGCGAGGCATTGCCAATCCGCACCAATATTGCCGAACTAGAGGGCGAGTTAGTTGAGTTTCTTGGTGATACGAGACAAGCGGTTATTGAGCAAATCATCTCAGCCTTAAAGTCTCGCGGTATGTCAGGCAAGTTGCGTATTGTTTAATTAACCAGCCGGGGGAAACCCCGGCGTTATAGGGGGCAATATGAAAGTTGAAGGAACAACCCAACACACAGCAATTTTCGTCGATACGGTTGGCAAAAACGTATGGATTAACGTGATGTTGTCCAATGGCAGCGCAAACCTGTCTATTTCGCCTGAAAACGCTGAGAAGCTGATTGAGGCAATCCGAGTTTCCATTACTGAGGCTCAGTATGCAGGTTGATCCTCATGAGGCAATCGATTTTATCTACCGGAACTCTACGGCTTACGCTAAGGCTAAGGCTGAGGTAACGTACCTAGAGGAGTTTCGGAAAAGCAAGAAAGCAATCCTATTCAGTCAGGCTATAGGAAATACGGTCGCTGACAGGGAGAATCAGGCTTATGCTCATCCAGAGTACCAAGCCTTACTAAAAGGGCTTCAGGCGGCTGTAGAGGCTGCTGAAGAACTTAGGTGGAAGTTGATAGCGGCACAGGCTAGGATCGACGTATGGCGGTCTCAGGAGGCTTCTAATCGAACAATGGATAGGGTGACACAATGACCAGAGATGACATTATCCGCATGGCGCGGGAAGCTGAATTTGAGTGCTACCCGACAGAAATTTATGTTGGTGAATATGAATGTACAGGTGAACTTGAACGCTTTGCCAAGCTAGTCGCAGCAGCAGAACGAGAAAAAATAGCGCAAATGATTGAAGATTCTCCGCCAATGGTTTCTTTTGCCCAAAATGAAATGGGTGGCTGTGTGATATGTGGATTTACGCCCAAGCTGGCAGCGTTAACTATCCGCGAAAGGGGTAAGTCATGACTGATTTACAAGATAACGTGCCAGACGATAGCAATTTGGCACAATGTGAGTATTGTGGTTGGGTAGTAGATTGGAATGAAGTTCCGAAGGCTAGGGATATGTCTGGAGAAATCGTTACCTGCTGCGAGGAGTGCAACGAGGGCGAGAGTTTCGTAAATTATCCGAGCAAAAAATTTAGTCAGGGGGTCGTATGAGTAGCGTCGTAGCGGTAACTAGGAATTTAATGCTAAGGGGAAGGATTGCTAGTTTCCATCCGTTAAAAGATGGTGTATTGAATGAAATACGTGAAGAATTTGAAAAAATCTTACTGGAAATGTCAAAAAAGCATAATTTCATTATTTTTATGACTGAAGCAACAGAAAACGGTCATAGGGAAGGCTAGAAAAGTGGAAGTTACAAATTGATTTACCGCAATAAGCAGCTACTTGAAAAGGCTAGAGACCTACCCTGTCAGCATTGTGGCAGGGAGGATGGAACAGTAGTCGCAGCCCACTCGAATCAGTTGCGAGATGGGAAAGGAAAGGGTATAAAGGCTAGTGATTTTAGGATTGCTAGCCTTTGTTTTTTATGCCATTTTGAGCTTGACCAAGGCAAAAATCTTTCCAAGCAGCAGCGGTTAGAAATGTGGGAAGAAGCTCATAGAAAGACCATTGGCTTACTTTTTGAACGTGGTTATCTGGAGGTCGTATGAAAAAGATGTCTAAGGCTCAAAAGAAGGTCGGCAAGGTCATGGGTGAGTTTAAGGAGGGTACTTTGCACAGCGGTAAGGGTGGCAAAGTGGTCAAGTCCAAGGATCAGGCGATTGCCATTGCTCTAAGCGAGGCTGGAATGGCTAAGAAGGGCAAGAAGAAATGAAGCCCGGACTTTATGCGAATATCGCTGCTAAACGGAAACGTATCGCTGAGGGTTCTGGCGAGAAAATGCGCAAACCGGGTTCTAAAGGTGCGCCTACTGCTCAGGCGTTTAAGGAATCAGCTAAGACAGCCAAGCCGAGGAAAAAATGAAGAACGGAAAGAAGAAATCTGACAAAGAGTTGCTAAAAGAGTATCTCGACGAAGAAAAAGAAAAAAAGAAAAATGGTGTTAATGAAATAGAAATCGAGATCAAGATTCCTATTGGCAAGCAAAAACGGGGTAAAAATGGGCGCAGCATGGACTAAGAAGGCTGGCAAGAACCCGAAAGGTGGCTTAAATGAGAAGGGCAGGAAGTCTTACGAGGCTGAAAATCCCGGCTCTGATCTTAAGCCTCCTGTTAAATCTGGCGATAATCCTCGTCGTGCTTCATTCCTAGCCCGGATGGGTAATATGCCCGGAGCAGAACGTAAGCCCAACGGTGAGCCTACTAGATTGCTCCTGAGTCTAAAGGCATGGGGAGCCAGTTCTAAGGCTGATGCCAAGGCTAAAGCAGCCGCTATATCCGCAAGAAACAAGAAAAAATGAGCCACCAGAGCCAGCTAGACTTTGTTGCTAGCGTCAAAAAGCAATTTCCACAGTATTTTTTCGAGGCTAAGGTCTTAGAGATCGGCAGTCTGGACATTAACGGTTCTATCCGGCAATTCTTCGTCGGCTGCGACTATACCGGGGTTGATCTAGGTGAAGGTCGAGGCGTTGACGTAGTGGCTAAGGGTGAGGAACTTACCTATCCAGACAGCAGTTTCGACGTTGTTGCTAGCTGCGAGTGCTTTGAACATAATCCTGAGTGGGTAAAGACCTTCAATAACATGGCTAGGATGGCTTCAGGGCTGGTTTTCTTTACCTGTGCTACTACGGGTAGGGCTGAACATGGAACGAGGCGTACAAGCCCGGATGATGCGCCATTTTGCGGTGATTACTACCGGAACCTAACGGAGCAAGATATTAGGGATAGTTGCGATCTATCAAAGTTTGCAACTTATGAGTTTTCTACTAACGCTAGTCCGGCAGATTTGTATTTCTGGGGCGTATGCAAGCAATCGTAATCTGTACGGTAAACAACCCCGGCATAACGGTGCTGTTGGAGTCTATTCGCGTTTATGGTGACAAGCTGCCCGTTTACTTATGTAGTAATAATCTGGGATTATGGGCTAGAGCAAGAGAAATCACAGACAATCTTATCTACCGACCCAATCCTGCTACCAATTTCGGAGATGCTTATAACGCAGCCTGTGACTATGCCTTTGAACATGGCAAGTTTGACTCATTGATTTTAGCTAACGATGATGTGGTTCTTAATCCAGATACGCTATCGTTACTAAGGGAAGATGCGGGGATTCTGGAGTCTCGTGGCGTGAAATACGGATTCTTAGGTGCAAGGTCGGACTATGTGTTGCCGGATCAGAACATTAGGTTTCCGGTGGATGGGGACAGAAGGGCAGGATTGAAGTGGGAAAGTGAGCATCAGATCAAGTTGACTCCGGTAATTGCGCCTATTTTCGCGTCGATAAGCCGGGAAGCGTGGGAAGTAGCCAAGTTCCCGAGTACTAATTGGTATTCAGATAATATAATATGCCATGACTTGAACGTGGCGGGTTATCAGCATTTCGTGAGCAGGGCTTATGTGCATCATGCAGGAAGCCAGACGGTAGGTGTTGATTTCAAGAAATGCCATGAAGAACCGAGGGCGTGGATATTGAAACATCGTCCCGATATGTACGAAGCGATATACGCATGACACCTGAAAGGTAATGCAATTATGGAAACAGAACACAGTAAAGAGGAAGAAGTTACAGCCTATCCGGGGCTAACTAACGCAGGTAAGGGTAGGCCAGCAGGAGTGCCTAACAAGAGTACTGCGGTAGTGCGTAATGCTATTGCTACTCTGCTAGAGAAGAACGTGCCTTACATGGACAGATGGCTCCAGAGGGTAGCTGAAGGCGATGAGGTGCTAGGCTTAAAGCCTGATCCAGCCAAGGCACTAGACCTAATGCAGAAGCTATCTGAGTACCATATACCCAAGCTGGCTAGGACAGAGGTAACGGGTAAGGATGGGGAAGCCCAAGAGCATATTGTGAGATGGGGAGGACGGAAATGAGCTATAAGCCAGTAAATTGCCCGATGTGCAGCGCGTTCCTAGTGAACAACAAGTGCCTGAATTGCGGATACGTTAAGTGACTGAGATAGTCATTCCTTACGAGCCAAGGGAGCAGCAACTAAGCATCCATGACGCTATCGATGAGACCAGATTTACGGTCATAGTTGCTCATCGAAGAATGGGGAAAACTGTCAGCGCGATCAATCATCTCATCAAGTCAGCCATTGAGTGCGACAAGCCTGAGCCACGATTTGCCTACATTGCGCCTACTTACGGACAGGCCAAAAGGGTAGCGTGGGATTACCTTCAAAAGTACACAAGATCACTAGGAGCTACCTACAATGTATCTGAGTTACGTGCTGATTTTTGGGGGCGTAGGGTTAGTCTTTACGGGTCTGATAATCCTGACAGTCTGCGCGGTCAGTATTTTGATGGCGTGGTTATCGACGAAGTTGGCGATCAGAATCCGAGAATTTGGAACGAAATCGTCAGACCTGCTCTTTCCGACCGTCTTGGGTGGGCTTGCTTCATTGGGACTCCTAAAGGCAATAACCATTTCGCTGAACTAGCGGACAGAGCCAAGACTGAGGAAGGCTGGAAGTTCCTAGAGTTCAAGGCTAGCCAGACCGGAGTTCTACCAGACTCAGAACTCAAAGCCGCCTATCGAGAGATG